AGGAACATTAGATGTATCTCGTGTATGGCCTAATGGTGCTGATGAGATCATGGGTCTAGCGGCTCACAATGACTTCTTATTCATTTTTGGTAAACGACAGATTCTTGTTTACTCTGGTGCTACTACACCCGCTACGCTTCAGTTAAGCGATACAGTAGGCTCTATTGGGTGTATTGCTCGTGATTCAATTCAGAGTATCGGTACAGACGTTATCTTCTTGTCAGACTCAGGAGTTCGCTCACTGATGAGGACGATTCAAGAGAAGTCTGCTCCTTTGAGAGACCTATCTAAGAATGTTCGTTCCGACTTGATAGGCTCTTTGGCAGTAGAAACCTTAGCCAATCTAAAGTCTGTTTACTCAGAGAAGAATGCTTTTTATCTGTTGACTCTACCTTCAACTGCACAAGTATTCTGCTTCGATACAAAAATACAATTGCAAGATGGTGCGTCTAGGGTCACCAAGTGGGATTCAATTACTCCTACGGCTCTGTATTCGCTTCGTAATGGCGATTTATACATTGGTAAGAATGGGTATATTGGTAAGTATGCAAGCTATTTAGACCATACATCAACATATCGATTTTCTTACTTTACCAACCATGCAGACTTGGGAAATCAAAACCAGATTTCTATTCTGAAAAGAATCAAGACAATTGTGATTGGTGGTTCTAACCAGTTCGTCACGATTAAGTGGGGATTTGATTTTGCCGCCAACTATCTATCGGGTAATGCTTACATTCCTGAACAGAAGAACTATGAGTATGGTCTTGCTGAATATGGTGTGGCAGAATACTCTGGTGGTGTGCTTATCAAGACACTGGATGTAAGTGCATCTGGTGCGGGAAAGATTGTTCAAACTGGTTACGAAACCACCATTAACGGCACACAGTTGTCAATTCAGAAGATTGAGATTCAATCTAAGAACGGGAAAATATCATGAGTAACTACACAAAAAGTACCAACTTTGCGACTAAAGACAACCTTAGTCCTGGTGATCCGTTAAAGATCGTCCGTGGTACTGAGATTGACACTGAGTTCAATAACATCTCTACTGCTATCTCTACGAAGACAGATAACTCTGCTGCCGCAATTACTGGTGGTTCTATCAGTGGTATTACAGACTTAGCGGTTGCTGATGGCGGTACAGGTGCTTCTACTGCTACTGCGGCTATCAACAATCTGTTGCCAAGTCAAACCTCTGCGGCAAACAAGTACCTACAAAGTGATGGTACAAATGTCTCTTGGGATGCAGTAACTCTTTCTACTTCTGACATTACTGGCACTCTGGCAGTGGCTAATGGCGGTACAGGTGTGACTAGCTCAACAGGTACAGGCAATGTAGTGTTGTCAAACTCGCCAACACTGGTAACTCCCGCATTGGGAACTCCCGCTTCTGGTACTTTGACAAACGCCACAGGCCTGCCAATCTCTACGGGTGTGAGTGGTTTAGGTACGGGTGTGGCTACTTTCTTGGGTACGCCATCATCTGCTAACTTAGCCTCTGCTGTTACTGACGAAACAGGATCAGGTGCTTTGGTGTTTGCCAATAGCCCAACCTTAGTCACTCCCGCTTTAGGCACTCCATCAGCCCTGGTAGGCACAAACATCACAGGCACTGCTTCAGGTTTGACTGCGGGTAACGTCACAACTAATGCTAACTTAACAGGTGCAGTCACTTCTGTTGGCAACGCATCATCTTTAGGTTCGTTTACTTCATCTCAACTGGCAACTGCTTTGAGTGATGAAACTGGTAGTGGTTCAGCAGTATTTGCTACCTCTCCTACCCTAGTAACACCTATCCTTGGAACACCTACTAGCGTAACTTTAACAAACGCTACAGGTCTTCCTATCGCTACAGGTGTATCAGGTCTAGGAACTGGTGTGGCAACCTTTCTAGCGACTCCTAGTTCAGCTAACCTACGTTCTGCCTTAACTGATGAAACAGGAACAGGCTCTGCTGTCTTTGCGACTTCTCCGACTTTTGTGACACCAGTATTGGGAACGCCAACAAGCGCAACATTGACTAATGCAACTGGTTTGCCTTTGACAACTGGAGTTACAGGAACACTACCTACTGCCAATGGCGGTACAAATTTAGGTGGTGCTACTCCATTCACATCAGGCGGTGTGGTTTACGCATCTAGTTCTAGTGCATTGGCTACTGGGTCTGCGCTTACTTTTGATGGGGTTGCTTTTTCAACTACAGCAAAAATTGCTTCAACAGGTTCAAGTACATCTGCCACATATTTTCAAAGAAGCATTGCCCCTGCTACAGAATCAGGTATTGAAACAGCAATAGTAACTACAGGCAACGGAGACAATCAAAGAGCAGGATTGTTTGCCTCAAACAATTACGCAAGTAACTTAACAACTGAACTTATATTTAAAACTAATGCTACAACAGGTAGTGCAACTGAAGGACTGCGCCTCACATCCTCAAGCCTTTATACGGCTAGTGGAATCAATGTAGGATTTGGTACAAGTTCGCCTGCTACAAAACTTGATGTAAGCGGTGGTGCTTCTGCGGTGGTTGCGACATTAAGAACGACAAGTGCAACTGGTGGTGCGGCAATTAACTTAATTGGTTCATCATCAACTTATAAGAATTGGCAAATTAGTGCTGGTTTTGCCGCAGTTTTTGGTGCGCTTGAATTTACACCATCTACTGCCGCTGGTGGTTCTACTTTTACAACACCTGCTATGTTGATTAACTCATCTGGCAATGTAGGTATAGGTACAAGTTCGCCTAGTGAAAAACTTTCTGTTGCTGGAACGATACTTGCGACAACTACCTCAACTCCCGCCATAATTGCTAAAAGCACAACCTTCGGAATTCAGGTGTTTTACAACGATGGTAGAACCACATTTACATCAGTAAATTATGACGGAATAGCTACAAATGGGGCGCAAGACCTATACATAACCTCTGGTCTAAAAGCTATTTTTGGCGTTAATACAGCTTCGTCAATCATCTACCCTTTGGAGATAACAACAGCAGGGGTTCTTTCCATACCCTATGGTCAAATTCAATTCCCCGCAACTCAGAACGCATCATCAAACGCTAATACTTTGGATGACTATGAGGAGGGGACTTGGACACCAACTGTTAATGGTTCAGGATCAAACCCAACTGTTACGTACACACAGCAATCTGGGACGTACGTTAAAGTTGGTAAAACTGTAACTGTAACTTGTGATGTTAGATGGTCTGCTGTATCTGGTGGTTCTGGTAGTTTAATAATTGGTGGCCTGCCTTTTGCATCGTCAGCAACTTATTCAACTGGTGCAGTTGTTGACAAAACTGGCGTAAATACTTCAGCCGCTGGACAAATTTTAGCTTTTGAGACAAGAGCTTCAAATGCGTTTTTAGATATGGTAGAAACAGGACAAGGAAACACTGTTGGTTATAGCCTTGCTTCTATAAGTTCAAGTGGATATATCATTTTTTCATTCACCTACATTGCGTCTGCTTAATTAAAGGAAACAATCATGTCAGTTTTTACCGAAGTCACATACATATCTCAATTTGACATTCAACCCAACGGGTGCATTGGTGTTCGTAAGACAACCGATGTCCTCAAGGATGGTGAGGTCATCTCGTCAACCTACTGGCGTTGCGTTTTAATACCCAATGACCCAACAGCATCCACAGTGCTGGATGAGGTGTACTACGCCAACATAGCTACATACGCTTGGAGCCAACCATCTCCACAGCCATACGTTCCACCAACACCCCCAACTCCCGGAGCTTAAACATGACTACGACTACAACTTGGACAGTTACAGCAATGGACTGCTACCCACAAGAGGACGGCAACACCGATGTTGTTTTCACGGTTCACTGGACTTGCTCTGGTACTGATGGGACTTATAACGGTTCTGTCTATTCCACTTGCTCAGTGCCTTTGACCGCTGGCACGTTCACACCCTACGCACAGCTTACTCAATCTCAAGTATTGGGTTGGATTTATGCTAACGGTGTGGACAAGACTGCCACCGAAGCCGCTGTTGACCAACAGATTGCAAACCAAGTGAACCCTCCAGTGGTAACTCCTCCACTGCCTTGGGTAACCGTTTAATCAACTAAAGAGGGTAATACTATGAACTTAAATCTTGAAGCTAACGAAGTGCAATTCATTCTGAACGTGTTGGGAGAACTCCCATCCAAGTCAGGTGCGTGGCCTCTTATCGTAAAGATTAAAGAACAGGCTGAAGCGCAAGTTCCTAAAGAAGCGGAGTAAACAATCATGGCCGTAACCAGTCAACAAATTATAGATTTCTTGCTTGCTAATCCAGGCATGAGTGACGCTCAGATCGTTGCGGCTATGGAGCAATATGGAGTCTCCCCTGCTCAGATGGCTCAAGCTGTTGGTTTACCAGAGGGACAAGTTGCGGCTCGTGTGGGAGCTGTATTACCTCCTAATGAAACCAAGCTATTGGGTGATACCTATGTCCAAGCCGTAAACAAGGTAACTGGATCAGGTGAGACCCAAGAAGTTGGTGGACTAGAAAATGTCATTACCTATAAAGCCAATGAGAACAAAGTTGGTGGAAATGTTACTTATTACACTCCCGAAGGTGAATATCAACAAACTACTAAACAACAAGAAGTTAACGCTACTAAAGACTTTCTAAAGTTTGCGGCTATAACTGGCGCAGGTTTATATGGTCTTGGAGGTTTAGGTGCTACTGGTGCGGGAACTACTTTTGCAGGTGAAGCACTCGCAGATGCAAGTTTGCTTTCTGGTGGTGGCGGTACTGCTCTTGGTTCTACTCTGGGTGGGACTACTTTTGCGGGCGAGGCATTAGCAGACGCAGGTTTACTTTCTGGTGGAACAACTACTGGAGCATTAACTGCGGGTGGAGCAGGTGCTTTGACTACTGGTGGAGCAGGTAGCACTCTAATGGGTGGTGCGGGTGGACTTACCACAGGTGCAGGTGGTGTTACAGGATTAACAACTGCTGGTGCTGGTGGGCTAGGTGCTTTAGGAACAGGTGGTGGACTTACTACTGCGGGATTAACAGCGGGTGGTTTAGCAGGTGCAAATACACTACTTGGTGGATCAACTCTTGGCTCTACTTTGGGTGGCTTGACAACTGGTGTAGTAGGGTCAACTCTTGGTTCTACTTTAGGTTCTACTCTAGGCTCAACATTGGGTTCTACTGCTGCTTCTACTTTGGGATCAACTGCTGGTTCTTCATTGGCATCAACCCTTGGATCAGGATTAGGAACAGGTCTTTCTAATATTGGCACAGGCTTAACTAATGCGGCTCTTGGTCAATTGCTTTCTACTGGTTTGACTACTGGTGCAGGTCTTCTGCAACAACAGACCTCTAAAGAAGCGGCTGATAAAGCAAGGGCAATGATTGAGGCTGAGACTGCGGCTGCCAAACAGTCTGCGGCTTTCCGTCCTATTGGAATGACTACTCGTTTTGGTACTTCACAGTTTGCAGTCGATCCAGTAACAGGTCAATTGACAAGCGCAGGGTACACACTAAGCCCAGAAGCCAAGAATGCTCAAGATCGCTTAGTTAAGTTGGCTGAATCTGGCCTGCAACAAGCTGAAGGCGCACAAGCTCAGTTTGCTCCTTTACAAACAGGTGCACAGAGCTTGTTTGGTTTGGGCAATAAGTATCTTGCTCAGAATCCTCAAGATGTTGCTCAGAACTATCTCAATCAGCAGATGGCTTTGTTGCAACCAGGAAGAGAGTTAGAACTTGCTAATCTGCAAAATAGACTCCAACAACAAGGTCGTGGTGGCCTATCTGTTGCTCAAGGTGGTACTTTGGGTGCGACTACTCCTGAACTACAGGCTTTGTTTAATGCTCGTGCTCAACAAGAGGCTCAATTGGGTGCTAATGCCCAACAATATGGTCAACAACAGGTTGCCTTTGGTGCGGGATTGCTTAACCAAGGTGCTCAGACTATGGGTCAGTATTATGGTGGTCAACAAGCCGCCTATACGCCTTACACGACTGCTTTGGGACAGGTTCAAGGCTTGGAGACTGCGGCACAACAACCTTTTACTATGAGTGCGGCTCTAGCTCAACAAGCGGCTCAAGCGGGTTCTAATGTTGGTCAATTGGGGTTAGGTGGTGCTAAATTAAGTACCGCTTTGGCTACAAGCCCTGCGGCTACTACCAATCCTTATGCAACGGCTTTAGGCGGTTTAACTTCCTCTAACGCATTTGGTCAGGCAGTTGGTGGTGTGGCAAATGGATTATTTGGTGGTGGTGGAGTGCTAGATCAATATTTATATCCATCTGGAAACCCATTGCAAACTGGCATATATGCTGACCCCTCACTTTGGACATAAGGAATCATCATGGCAGACAATATCGTAGCGGGTCTATTCGGTATAAATCCCGAAATGTATGGTGAACAACAACGCAGAAGTGCTTTGCAAGAAGGTATTACCCTTGCTCAACTAGACCCATCAGCTCGTGGTGCGGCAATGACCTATGCGGGTGCTAAAGGCTTTGGTAACGCTATTGGCGGTGCTATGGGCATAGAAGACCCTCAGTTGAAGCTAATTAGTGCTAGGAATGCTATTGCCCAACAGATTGACCAAACTAACCCTGAGTCGATCTTAAAAGGTGCTCAGATGCTTGCTCAAGCTGGTGACCAACAAGGTGCTATGGCTTTGGCTCAATATGCTCGTCAAGCACAAGAGAGTATGGCTCAAACAGAACAGCGTTTGGCAGCAGGTAAGGCATCTTTAGCACAGGCGGCTCGTGAGCGTCAACAAGCAGTTCCTGCTGATATACAAGTTGCGAATGAGATTGCCACTTTAGAAGATACGCTTGCTCAAATTGAAGGTTTACCAGTAGACCCAGAGCGTACTCGTGCCAAAAATTTGTTGAATACTCGTTTGACAGAATTAAGACGATTAACAACTAAGGGCGATAAAGCAGAAACTAAAACTGAAATCCAAAAACTTCAGGAATATGCCGCAACATTGCCAGCAGGCTCACCTCTTTTAGCACAAGTACAAGCAGTAATTAAGGCTAAGAGTGAAGCAAAAGGCACTACGATTACCAATGTAATGCCTGGTGACAAAACTTTAGCTGACATTCCTGCATTCAGAGCAAGTGTCCAACGCACGATTGATCCTCAACTTAAAGCAGTAACTGCTGCTGATAATGCTTTGGAAAATATCCAAGACTCTATCAATACAAATAACTTTGCATCTTTTAGGGCGGCACAAACACAATTTGCTAGGGCTATTTCTGGTAGTGGTGATTTGAGTCAGAAAGAATTGTTGGCGGCTGGAGCTGATCCATCATTACTTGGTGGGACTGCGGATTATGTGGCTAGATTATTTACTTCTACTCCAACTCTTGATACACAAGAAAAAATCAAGAAGACACTTTTAGCTATTAAGAAAGTTTCAACAAATAAAGCTAAGACTGAGATTGAAGCACAGCGCAAGATTGCTTACAGTAATCCTGGCTACGAAAAGGCTCGTGTTGACCAAGCTCTTGATTTTCCTGAGTTTACAGGTGCTAGTGCAGAGAAGAAAACAAATACTAGAACACTTAAAAGCGGTAAAGTTGTTACTGTCGTTGAAGAATAAGGACGCATCATGCCAGTTTATGAAATTGATGGGAAACGCTTTCAATCCGATACACCTCTATCGGATGCTGAATTAGAAGAGTTATCTGGAAAACCAACTGCTACTATGGGTGCTGTGGTAGCTGAATCTGCTAGAAAAGGTTTGGCAAGTAGTGTTGGTACTGTTTCAGGACTATCAAATCTTCTTTTTTCTGCCTTAGAGCGTACTGGTGTTAACCCATTAACAATGGGAATGAGAGCTTCAGGCGGCACAGTTGCCCCCGCACCTACCGAAGGTGGAATTGTTGATACATTCAAAGCAGGTCGTCAGCCTGTTTATAAGAGTGTCATGGAATCTTTGGGGACTACTGGTGCAGAACCTCAAGGTGGTTTTCAAAAGATTATTGGTCAAGGTACAGAGGCTGTTACTTCGCCAGAGAGCTATCTATTTCCTCCATTGGCGGCTGTGAAGCGCATGGGCTTATTTGGTCAAACATTGCTACGCCCTGCTGAACAACAAGTCATTGGTTCTACTGCCGAAGCTGGTGGTCAAGCGGGTGAGTATGTTGGCGAAAAAATGGGTGCTCCTACTACTGGTCGGATTGTTGGTAGTGTTTTGGGTGGTGGCGGTGGCTCTTATGCTTTAGGAACTACGTTAAAAACTGTTCCTTTGGCTGGCAAAGCGTTTGATGTTGCCGCTTCTCAATGGAGTAAGGTTCGAGGAACTGTTCCTGAAGATGAATTGCTTAGAGATGTAGACAACCGCATTAGCAATATCTTTATTGCCGCAGGTTCTGCTGATCCAACAATCATGGATACGATTACCAAAGCCGCCAAAGCACAACAAAATCTTTCATTGAAAACACCTGGTGGTGCGCCAATACAGATGCCTGTAAGTTCTTTGCTGGCAGACAATCCTGTTGTCAATCAATTGATACAGAGTCTGTCTGCTAAAGACCCTGTATTTAGGGCGCAGTATGGCAATCAGTTTGAGCAAGCTAAACAGGCTTTGGCTGCTAGTCAAGTTCGATTGTTTGGTGACCCATCTAAAGTTAGTGTGAATATTTCTCCACTTGACTTGGCTAAACCACAAGCCCGTAGAACTCGCACCATTGATGAACAGATTGCAGATACTTACAAAGACGCAACTCTTGACCCCAATGTGTTTGGTCAGCGGGTTTCTACACTTGTTGCCGCCAAAGAAGATGCCGCCTATAAGTTGGTTAAACCGCTTTACACGGAGGCTTTTGACATTGCTAAACAGAACAATGTTAAATTACCTGCCAACTCTGTAGATGACATCTTCAACTTTGTTGCGGGTGAGCAAGCATCTGACATCTTTAAGACTTTCCCGTCTATTTACAATCGTGTTCGTGCCAAGTTCCGTCCTTCAGAAGTGCCGCCTAGCCCTATTCTGACCGCAGAAGGCAAGCCAATGACCGAAGGTGGGATTAAGTTTTCTTCCGCTACAGTAGAGGATTTAGACTCCTTAAAGCGGGAAATCAACAAACAATTGCGAAAAACAAGCGAACCCGCTGATATTCGACTGCTCTCCGAGTTAAAAGCCCGTGTTGGTGGACACATTGATAACCTTGATCCCGACTTTGTTCAGGCTTATCGCAATGCCGATGCTTCTTACTTCCAAAAGGTTGGTTTGCCATTCAATTCTGAAACATTGAAGGCCGTTGACCGCAAGAAGTTTGTTGAGCAGATTGCTCCCGCCATCATTGGTAATAAGTCTAATGTTGATGACTTTATTAAGGCTACTGGTGAAGAGGGTGTTCGTGTTGCTAGAGATGCCTTCTATGACAGTTTCAGTCGTGCGGCTTTAAAGAATGATGTTATTGACCCCAAAGCGGCTAACAAGTGGTTATCCAAAAACCAAGGTGGAATGTCT